CTTATAGTCGTAGTGGTGATATGACTATTAAGACTATTATATCATTTTTTAGGTACAAAAAAGAGGGCTAACACTTGGTTAACCCCCTTAATTGTTGGACTAGATTACTTCTTTAGAAGTGCAACCTTGGCCTTTGGATTCTTCTTGTTCCACTTAGTTGCAAGAGCGTTATACTGCTTTACAAAAGCAGCACGGTCAGCAATTGCTTTAGCATCAGCAGCAGCCTTTGCAGCAGCAGCCTCAGCCTTTACTACCTCAAACATTGTTTGAATAGCATTTACCTGTGCAATTAGTGCATTTAGAGTAGCATTAGTTGTAGCAGATCCTGTTACAACGCTTGCTGTTGTAGATACTTCTACCTGAGCAGCAGTTGGAAGTGATGTTCCTCCAGTAGCAGTTATCTTAATAGCAACATCTGTAAGTGGCATGTAGACCTTATAAGTCTTTACACCATTAGCATCTGTTGTTACTGATACCGCTGTAAGTGAGTCACTTGCTGCACCAAATGCATATGATGAAACAAGTCCACCAGTAGCAAATAGGTTCGCAAATGTCTTACCTGAAAGGACAAGTCCCTTAGCATCTAGAGGTGTTACTGTAATTGTCGCCAATTCCCCAGCAGCATATGTAGCCTTATCAAAAGCAATCTTAACTGATGCAACTGAGCCTTCAACACGGACAGGGGCAGTGTTTGAAACTACTGCTCCAGTTGTTGTGGCTGTTGAACCTGTTGATACCTTGATTCCAGCAGTTCCTGCTGAAACACCTGTTAGTGCAAACTTTGCCACACCGTCAACAATTGTTGCTGATGTGTATGAGTTGCTTACAACTGATGCTGAATCAGAAACTGCATAAAGAGTTCCTGCTCCAACTGTTACTCCTGCTGCATCGTATGCAACTGCTGTAACTACGTCAGCATTTGAACCTGTTGCGATAACTGGCTTTGCTGTTGTTGTAACTACTGTAGCAATATCTCCGTAGAATGTAACCTTCTCAACTGCAAGGACAACGCCTGATGCAGATGTAATTGTTACAGTTCCAACACCTGATGTGTTGTCAGCAAAGATACCGATGTACTGACCATTAGCAACTGTAAGTGCACGACCTTGTGCTGTGATAGTTGCATGGTTTGAGCCAGTTCCAATAAGACCTGAACCTGAGACAATTGCTGTCATAGATTCTGATGCTGAAGCACCTGCTACGTTCTTCTGTGTAATAGCAATTACTGCTACTGCATCTGAAGCAGTTGCCTTTGGAGCGAATACTTCTACGTCTGCTGTTGCAGAAATTGTTTCACCCTTATTAAGGATTGAAGTTGATGTTCCTGCAGAGGCCTTTGTGTCTGGAGCAGTAACAGTTACTGTCCATACAACTGCTGCAGAATTAACTCCACCAGTTGAACCTGTACCTAAAGAAGGCGTAAACTTATAAACATAAGTACCAGCGATGCTTGGAGCATCTACTGTAGCCTTGATCTTTGCAGTTACATATGTTGCTGCATTTGCTGTTGAAGCAATATTAGCAGAATAATTACCAGAGCCTAGGACAACTGCTGCACTAGATGTTTCCTGCACAGAAAGAGTTGCAAGTGATGCAGACCCAACTGGAAGGCTAGTAACAGAAGAAGTCACAGTGACTGTATCTGATGTTGTTTGTGCCAAGAACGAAACAGTTACTACTGCTGTAGCAGACTCTCCAGTAAATACAGCATCTGCTGCTGTATCAATTGAGATTGTGTCTGCGTTTACGGCAGCCTGTGACGGCATGGCAGAAAGGGTTGCGAAGGACAAGGCTGCAGCGATGCCCAATGCGAGTTTCTTGAATGAATTCATCTTTCTCCTCGTTTGTTTTATTCCAGTCTTATGACTAGAAAATTTATATTAGATTGAATTTGTCTAAGAAATCACGAACGTCATCCGTCATTTGCTTAGGTTCTAATTCTACCATAGATCTTCGCTTTTCCGCAAGTTGAGCGGAAGAAGAGGACCAAGTGTGTACTTCAATGACTGTATTAGTAGTCTTTGGGGTATGTGATATAGCCCCAAATACTGCACCAGCCAAAGCATCTGCTAAGTCTTTAGACTTTTTTCTAGGGTGATCTACACGATTGCCCTTCATAATCTTTAACTCAGACATTTCTTCTAGCAATATTGGAATCATAGGAATTGCTACACGCTCTTCATAGATCATCATTGCTAAATCTTCATAATGTTTCTTAGCAACAGAAACAGTTTCAGTTCTGATTCCAACAGCCTGCAACTCATTTTGAATATCAAATGATTGCCAACGGTCAAATGAAACCATGCCAAGATTAAAACCTTCTCTGCGAAGATTAATAATCCAATTCTTTACATCAGATAGGTTAACTGGCCCTTCTGCTCTTGGTTCCCACCATGCTACTGCATCTACAACAACCATTGGTGCTACCTGTTCGTAATCTTTAATTACCTGAATGTTTACCCATTTGTCAACATGTGCAATTGCTACCGCACACTTATCGTGCTTCTGTGCAAGGTCAGCATGGATGTAATAAACCTTGTCTGGGTCTGGCTTAAAGGACTCATCAAACCTTCTAAACTGATCTAATGGATTACGAAGTGTCATAACCTTCTCTAGTTTAGTTCTGTCCTTAAAGAATGCGTCAGAGGCATAGGTAGGCATGCAGGCAAAGCGCATCATAGCATCTGCTAAGTCTGTGTAGAATGCAATCTTAAAGTCATCTATCTTACGGGTAGGATTTACTTCCCATGTTGGTTTTTTGAATGCTAATACCTTCGGAATTTTGTAAGAAATTATAGTGTCTTCATCCCAAGAAATTTCAAACCTGTTGCCTGGGTCTTCGTGTGGCAGATCTGGATTCATAATAAAAGTATGTTTACGTTCTACAGTTTCTTTCTCAGCAATTACTGATTCATATTTCTGTGAAATAAAGTCGCCTTGGTAGCGTGGGAACGAAAGCAAAACAACCTTACCAAGGTCAGGAAAACGAGAGTCTACGGTACCACGGAAGGCTTTGTAGATGTTCTCTGCAGTCTTTCCCTGTTCGTTTCCAGTTCCAACCTCTGATGCAAACCCAGAAATTTCATCAAGCACTGCCATAAAAAGGTTCAAACCTTCGTGTGACTCACGCTCTGAGTGACCAGAATAAACTGTAACAGATTTATCAAAATCAATTGAGTCTGCTTTTGCGTTATACTTTCCAGCAAACCATGGGGATCTTTCAATCTTTGACTTAAAGCCTTTAAAGAAAACGTTCTTTGCCTGTTGTGCGTTAATAGCAACGTTAATAATATCAATAGCATCTCCTGCAGGCTTACCATAATAAACAGCAGGATCTTTAAGACATAGTAGTTTATATACTGTATATGCACAGGCTACAGTTGATACGAAGTCTTTTCCAGATCCCTTGCCAAGTTGCAGAATGATCTCATTTTTTGTATATTTGTCAAAGTATTTTGCTCCTTCAACTGAGCCGTAGAGTTCTTCAAGATCTTCTTTACGGTAAATCTGGCTCATAGCCTCTACGATTTGATACTGGATATCAGATAATTCTGGTTGCCCAAGATAGTCTGGAGACTCAACAAATGTCTTTGCGTCTACAGGCTTTTCAATAAAATGGTTTTCCTTTAGTACTTCAAGAAAATCATTGAACATCGTGGACAACTGTAATCACTTCTCCTTCTTTTGCAATAACAGAAAGTCTTTGCATAATGGTGTCACGAACTTCTGGATACTCTGAGGCAACATCTCTAAGAATTCCTACAAGAACTTCTTGACGACGCTCAACCTCAACCATCTCTTCAGCAAGTTCTTTGTTCTCAAGAAGTCCAGCCTTCTGTAGCATGTCAATACGCTTTGACTCAATATCCATAACTAGTTTAATAGCAGCAGTCTTTGCACTAAGATTGTTAGTCATAGATGCCTCATCAATAACTTCATAAGACTTTCCAATTAGTCTTGCATAGTGTGCATCCATTGCAGCCAGTGCCTCTTTAGCACGAGCACGAATAGCATCATTAGCAGATGCCATAACTTTCCACTCATTAATAAGTGTG